CGTTATACGCTGCACACCCTGACACAGTAAGCGAATCAGGCGTTTCAATTGGGCGATCTCTTGCCTCGTCAACTTCGGGAGGGCTACAAGGGGCAGGGCTTGCACTTGATGACATTAGGGACATGTTAGGGCCTACTTTTGGCGGTGTTGGTTTAAATGGTATCGAAACATTTAATTCAATCCATCAACACGGGCGATAAATATGGCATGGACTCAATCATTCACTGACAGCCTAGATAAACCGGCTAAAGTTATATCCTATGTACTGAAGTTCTTAGCATCTAGCAAGGATTACAATTTAAGCCCTAACGCTGATCAAATTAGCATGAGCACAGAGATCGCCCTAGCCAATGCAGATGTTACTATTGACAGTGTACAAATTACGCCGCAAAGATGGTCTGTAAACTTTGGCGGATTTACTGTTACAGTAGCGGGCGATTTGCGTCCATTGATGGATTTTCCTAGGCGTGGCGCAGTGGCTGAATTACACATGATTAGAAACGGATTGCGCAATCGTGTTTGTATTGGACAACTCAGAGGCATAACGGGCGGGCGTGGTGTTTGGCGTTTGGAGTTTGCCGACTTCTTAACACTGATGCAAACACGACTAACAAGCAACGCAACAGAATCGCAGTTCTGGCATTATGCAGGAAAAACCGCAAAAGTTACCCAAAACTTTAACATGTCAAGCAGTGCAAATCTTTACGTTGATGATATTACGATCTTTGAAAAAGAAACAGGTCAAAACGGCATAATTAAAATTGAACATTTGAGCACAGGCGGAATTGATTATTATACATGGAGCAGCAAAACGTCCACAAGCGGCACGGCTGGATATTTAACAATTGCGGCAACAGGTAAATATCCAAGCACCGGATCAATAACAGTTCTTGCAATAAATGATGTAGTTACTAGCCTGGCAAGGCTTCGAGGCCGTCCAGATTATGTATTTGCTCGCCTTGTCATGAGTACAGGCGACGGCACACAAGGCGCTTTTGATGACTACCCTGCATCATGGGCGCTCGGTGTTAAGTTCAATCCAAATCTTTTTAATCTGCAAAATCTTAATAAGTATTACAATGTGGCCTGGGCTACTTCTAGCGGCACGCATGAAATAGAATTAATAATTGAAGAACCTGGCAACATCACCAACTTTTTAAACGCTGTATTAAATATGGGGATGTGGCCTGTATGGGATCAAAACCAACTAAGTTGGAGAGTCTGCCAGAATCCAAATAAAGCGAATTGGTTTACGGTTAAAGATCACATTACTGATCGAGATATAATCAGCATTGATTCGCATACATTATACAGCCCAACACAATCAGCCGTATACAGCAAAAGCACAATACGAACATTCAACAACACAACAGGATTAGTACAAGATGTTTCATCTAGCGGCAACAGTATTCCGATTCTACCCACAAGCACAGAACTATCGAGGGATCTGCGGCTTGTGTACCGTGTGGATAGTCCAATACAGCCAACACAAGCGACCACCGATCTATCTCGATTGCGTCGATGGGATGCAGAGCCATACGAAGAATTAAATCTTACAGTAACTGAAAAGCATTGTCGACTAACTGCTGGCGATATTGTTGAAATATCTAGTATATATATTTATGGACTAAGAGAAGGACAGGCGGGCTTTGGTGGTACGTACAGCAACCGCAGGGCTATAATTCTCGGAGTTCGTTGGAATCCTGCGCAAAGCAATGTAAATCTTAGTATAGGCGTAATGTCATGAGAATCCCTTTGGCCCCCGATGCATATCCGCACATTTTGACGCGTGTAAAAGAGGCTGGATTTACTGTATTCGAGTCTATTGACTATGATATGAATATAATAGGAGAGCGCAATCCAAACGGAGAAGTTGATCGGTTCGATGACTGGATACACTTGTGCTATCTAGAGGGCGGCTGTTGGCAATGGCACGCCTATAAATGCACAACCGATGCAGGGCTGTATTATCTAAGAAACGGCAACACGGCGATCTTAATACACAATAGACAGTATCGCGGCGCCTATATGCTCGGCTTACATCGTGGACAATATGAGGCGCTTGTGCAGCGTGGAAATGAGGTTTGTGTTTGGAGAGACAGAAACGCCGATAACGTGCACGACTACGGACAAAATGAAGAATGCGGATACTTTGGAATTAATATACATAGAGCCAGTAGAATAGTAGCCAGTCAGTCAGTAGATCAATACAGTGCAGGCTGTCAAGTCATTCAGGATCCTGATGAATTTGAACATTTTATTGCGCTGTGTAAACTTCAAGCACGGCACACAGGTTACGATCGATTTAGTTATACGCTATTGATGGGGGAATAATGGAAAATGAAGTGATGCAAGTGATCATGAATGGCGGGCCAAATGTTGCATTTGCCGTCTTTTTATACTGGCAATATATGGAACAAAGAAAACGAGGCGATGCAAGGGAACAACGTGCAGAAGAGCGCGAAGACGCTCTAAGACAGCGCTATGATAAAGTAATCGCTGACCTTCAGGCTAGAGAAGACAAGATCCGAGAAGATATTGTAAAAGAAATCTCCGACCTGGATAAACGGATGAGCCTACTAGAGCAAAAATTAGAGCAAATTAGCGACCTAGTTACGCAAATAAAACAGCACGTTTTTAGAACCTAGGCAATCAATTTCCATTTATAAAACTGTTAAACGTCTTCGAGGCGTATACATTAAAATCGAGTAATACTCAAACACATAATACATGAGGATAAAAAACATGGCTGTTCAAATTACCGGGCGTCAGATTGCCAATAGTGCGGTTGACGTTAACAAACTTAATCTTTCATCAGGCACATTTAATTTTCAAAGTGCTGTTTTACAAGTTGCTACACCTTCAGCAGATTCTCACGCAGCATCAAAAGGCTATGTGGATTCAGTTTCGCAAGGCTTGCATTGGAAAGAAAGTGTTAAAGTTGCCACAACTGCAAACATTACCCTTTCAGGAACACAAACGATTGACGGAATTGCAATATCTGCGGATCAACGTGTACTTGTTAAGAATCAAAGCACCGGATCACAAAATGGTATCTATTTGTGTAAGGCTGGCGCTTGGGAGCGTGCTGCTGATATGAATGCAGCGGGCGAGTTTTCGGGTTCTGCTGTATTCGTACAACAAGGAACCGTTAACGGCGATACGGGCTACGTATGCACCAATGACGGAGATGTAACTGTCGGCACTACGGCAATTACTTTTGTGCAATTTACTGGCGCTGGACAACTGACAGGCGGCAACGGTATTGACATCTCAGGATCAACTATCAGTATTGATTTGGATGGCTCTTCGTTATCTGCTGGCGCTTCAGGCGTAAAGATTGCGGATGGAGGCGTTACAAATGCAATGCTCGCCGGAAGTATTGCGAACGCCAAATTGCTCAATTCAAGCGTTTCATTAGGTGGCGTATCTGTGGCATTAGGTGCAAGTGATGCAACACCTGCATTTAATTTATCTGACGCTACTAATTATCCAACTTCTAGCCTAGTCGGGACGATTACCAATGCTCAATTGGCTGGTAGTATTGGAGCCGATAAATTAAGTCTTGGCAACGGACTTGAAAACAATAGTGGATCATTGATTATTGCACTCGATGGCGGAACACTTGCACTTGGCGCTGGTGGTCTTTCTGTTGAAGATGGCGGGATCGGTGCTTCGCAACTTGCATCGGATTGCGTTGTTTCTGCAAAAATTGCAGATGGGGCTATTGATAGCGCAGCATACATTGCAGACAGTTTGATAACTAATGCAAAACTTGCTAACTCAAGCGTTGCATTTGGTGGTGTAACTCTTGCACTAGGCGCTTCAGATGCAACGCCTGCATTTGATCTTTCAGACGCAACTAATTATCCAACGTCAAGCCTTTCAGGGACTATTACAAATGCTCAATTGGCTGGCTCGATTGCGAATGCAAAATTGGCTAACTCTAGCGTTTCATTTGGTGGCGTTACTTTGGCTCTGGGTGCCTCTGATGCAACTCCTGCGTTTGATTTGGCAGATGCTACAAATCTTCCAACTTCTAGCCTAACAGGTACAATAAGCACTTCACAACTGGCCGCCGACTGTGTAACAAACGCAAAGATTGCGGATGACGCTGTAAAAACTGAGAACCTTGACTTTGCTGGATTCTTTCAGTCGTTTGATGCAAATGGATCAACCGCTGCCTTTGAAATGGCTGGCGTTGTAGATCTTGAATTTAAACAATTCTTTGTCGTAACTGTTAACGGTCTAGTAATGGAATACAAAGACACCCCAGACGCACAAGACAATTATAAAATTGATAATGCTGGTACTGGCGGCGTTGGGCGTATCGTTTTCGGTGCTAACTTGGCTAACGATGACCGCGTAACAATTCGCGGATTTATCAATAACTAATCTCCCTCGGCACTCGTCAACCCCTGAGATCCTCCGTATCACCTTCGGAGGATCTCTTTTATTTTGTGCTTAGAGTGTCGCTAGTTGCGGGAGATCTGTCTAACTGACTGACTATTTAATAAATAAAGTTAAATAAATATGTTGACATACCTTTTCGAATGAATTAACTTAAGAATGTACACAACGTACAAACAACAAACAACAACGGAAAAACAATGACAGCAAAAATCAACATTAAAGAAATCATTAATGAACTTAGAAGCCAAGCGCACAAACTAGAAGAGCAAAGAGCGGAGATAATCAAAAGAATTGATAGAATTAGCCAGACAGGAACATGGAGAGAGCAACTTAAGAACATTCAAAAGGCAACCAGAGACTTGACTGACTTGTGCAGAAAGATTGAATCAACCGATAAAAAGTTAGACGATGCAACTAACATCCTCAAGAAGTCGGCTGGATACAGAAAGGCTTATTCAGCGTGGTATAAAGCAAACAAACAAGCGATCAAATTGTCTAAATGTAGACTGACATCAAAAGAGGACAAAGCACAAGCACAAAAGAAATTAAAGCAAGCACTGGCAAATCTTCAAGAAGTAGAAAGAAAAGCATCGGATATATTTATTGCAAAACAAGCAAAGGAATCAAAATCTAGCAACTTTGTCACCCTGACAGCATGCGATCCAGAACTTTATGCACAAGAACTTAAAAGAATCAACAGTATCACCAAGAAAAAATACAGGTTTTGAGGGGGCGCAAAAGGGGGCTTCGGCTCCCTTTCTTGTTTTAGGCGCTCTCTGAATAT